TCGACACCGCTTGATAAAAATGACCCTACTTCTACATCACTGATTTTGTGTGCAGCAATCGATTCTTGAACGGTATCATCGATTTTTTGGACCCAATCTTCTTTGCTATAGTTTTCTTTATGACTGTAGTCTGCATCCCAATATTCATGAATGTCCATGACGCCATTTTTATAAGTAAAATAGTGACCTTCTTGTAAGCGATAAACGCCTTTAAAGAAAGTCTCGCCATTTAGTGGCGAATATTGAAAAGTCAAATAGGGTTTTAAGGCATCCTTATTCAATTCTTTTTCAAAATCTGGATGTGGTAAAAAACTCTTGATTTCTGAACCAAACATGAATGTACCATTCATTTCCGCGTAATAATAAGGTTTGATTCCGAAATGATCTCTTGCCCCAAAGAGTTCTTGCTTTTCGCGATCCCAAATGGCAAAAGCAAACATGCCGCGAACTCTTTGCAATAAATCAGTTCCCCATTCTTCATACCCATGAAGAAGAACCTCAGTATCTGCATGAGTCGTAAAGACATGTCCAGCTTGGATCAATTCTTCTCTTAAAGATTGAAAGTTATATATTTCACCATTAAAAATGATTACTTTCGTTCCATCTTCATTATAAATAGGCTGCGTACCGCCTTCTAAGTCAATAATCGATAAACGCCGAAAGCCAAGAGCAACTTGGTCATCAATGAATTTTCCAGAACTATTAGGACCGCGATGAATGATTCGATCCATCATCTGTTCAATGATTTCGGCTTTTTGGTCTTTAGTATTAACGAAACCTACAATTCCGCACATATTTTCACATCCATTTTCATTTTCCTTTTTCATTTTCCCTGAAACAAATCTTATCTTACCATAAATTGAGTAAAATTAAATTTAAAAAAAATATAATAAATTAAATATTTAACCCAACAAAAAGAGTTTTTCAAGCAAAACCGCTTCATACCGCTTTTTACTCAGACACTAGAGGCGCTTCCTTACAAATTTGTTATTTGATTTTTTTAGATAACTTCTGTTCTCCTTAATAAATTTTTAGTAAACTTCCTCTACCATTCAGTTATTATTGGACAGACGCCAAGCAACGTGTTATTCTGATCATGGAATTTCGTTATCAACTTAACCGTTGCCTTTCGTTACGAATAACACTGAAAGGAGAATGACTATGACATTCTATAACACAGAACTACAATATCGAGTTACTCTAGATACAAAACTGAACCTTTTTATCGTTTTTGATAAAAAAGATGCTAACCGTTTTGCAACTGGTGTGACGATCGAACAAGCTGTACAAGAATTGACTAAAACTGCATAAGGAGTTCATCCAAATGAAGGATACCGATTCGTACTGAAAGCACCTCGCTAGGACTAATAGCAGGTGCTTTCTTGTTTTGTTATGAAATTAAACAGCTACTCCAACTGCTTTTCCTCTTCTGGCTCTTTCTTTTGTCCACTCTGCTGTTCATCCAACTGCATGATCTCATCTACTGATTCATCCTTCAAAAAAACGGATAGTCCCTTAACAGCTAATTTCGTTTGGCGCATGACATAATCTTTTTCAAACTCAGCCATTTTATCACCTTCTGCTTTCTTGTTCTCTTTCTTCTAGTTTAATCGATTTCGTTCAAAAAAAGAAGCAATGGCATGACATTATCAAAACTCGTTTCCTAAGCTCTCACTGCTTGCCTGAATCAACTAATCAACTCATTAATTAAATTTTATGAGTCGTGTACGATGCTTTTCTCATACCTCGGGCCCCTCCTCTCCATGTCTTTACTTACAAAACAAAAAAAGCCTATCACCAAGGATAGGCCAAACGCTTCAAAGCGTTACTGTAAGGAGAGTACAGGATTGGTCAAATGAAAATCAATAACTTTTAATGATGAAAATTGACTGTTACCACACTCTTTCAAAAGAGTAATTTACTCAATAAGCAATAGGTAAAAATATCCAATCGTATTCATTTCCGTATTCAAAAACTCATTGGTCCTGGGCAAGGGATTTTAATTTTAGAATAGAATTTTCAGTGCTTCCTCAAGATATTCTTCAAGTTTTAGAATTTTCTCAGATATTTGATGTATCTCAATACTTTTATCACCGCTCCAATTTAATTCTGAAAACATCTCGTCATAAACCGTTTCAGGATCATCAATACCCTTTTGGCCGTCTCTACCAACATACATTGCAGTTTGAACAAATTGCACATCATCATAACTCAAAGCTTCTAAATAAGAGATTAACTCTCTTTTTTTATTGAATAGACTTGAATCTTCTTCGTTGTCACCAATCATAGACAAAAATTCATCAGTTAAATCACTATTAAAAGCTTCTGTGTTAATTTTCCAATACTCTTTGCTATAGTTTCCCGCTATTTTCTGTACATCTTTTAAAATCATCAACCGCTGATTACCAAATTTTGTTTTCAATATCTTCATCTCCTAGTTTGATTTTTTATTTAAATAAATCCCAGAAACTAAATGTTGTCTTCTTGTATACTTTATTTTTTATAGACTTAGAAGGAGATTTAACAAATCCCATTCCTTTTTTGCCGTACAAAGGATTGACTGACCTTTTGACAGCTCTTTTCGCTCTTCCGGTAGTTCTAGCAGAGATTGATTTCTTGATGCTTGGCTTTCTCATACCTAGCTTCATACGTTAAACCCCTTTTTGCTTTTATCTTATCAATTAAAGTAAAACTGTTCAATTAATATTTCTGTTAAAATTGAACATGAACAATTTTTTGTGCAATTGTACTTATCCAGCGCAAAATATACACTCGTTAACATTCAATAATTATTTTGTACATATTTATTCTTGTCTTTCCACCTTAGAAATTGTTCGAATTTATCTATATCAATAAGCACATAGCCACCAGTTGGGTTGATGTAACCAGAACCAAAATCGCTATGCTGTTTAAACTCTGCTAGATATCTTTGAAAAGTAGCCGTACTTTTTTTAGCAAATCCAAAGTATTTCATTGTTTGATCCTTATTCGCAAACTTTTGATTGATCTCGATAACCTCAACTTTCGTGATGTGCATTTTAATCACCCTTTTTTTACCTATCATACCAAAAAAAGCACCTGGCATATTAACCAAGTGCTTTTACATATTAACCGCCAATACCACCTAATGCTTGTTTACTCGCTCTTGATAGTTTTCGATTCATTTTGTTTAGTTCGCTTGGGTTATTCGCGTCCACATTACCAAAATGGTTATGCTGCTCAACGGTGATATTGCCTTTGTACTTGCCACTGATTCCTTCACGTTTTTCTTCATCTGATAACGGAGTAACAGTTGTCTTACCGTTTTTATTCGTAAGCAATTCTGGTCCAGCTTCACCAACGATCGCTTGGCCATTCAGTACATGACCGCCATCTGCCAAATAAGGCAAAGTAGAAATGCTAAAGCTTTTTCCGCCTACGCCAGGAACCCATTTCGGAATTTTAATGTTATTGAGACCACCTAGAAAAGCATTAATTAATCCAATCATTCCATTGAACGGTGCTTTTGCCATGGCTGCAATTCCATCAAATATACCACCAAAAATATTTACAACGCCATTCCAAGCGCGTTCCCAATCACCTGTAAATATCCCAGTTATAAAATCTATAAATCCGGTGAAAATTCTCTTGCCTGCATCGAAAAAGTTTTGGAAATTTTGTATGATTCCTCCAAAAATATTGCTCATGTATCCGCCCATAAAATTAAATACTTCTACCGCTATATCAGAAACACCTTGGAAGAATGCATTCACACCGTTCCTAAACCATTCAACATTGTTATAAGCCCAAACTAGCCCAGCGACTAATGCGGCTATTGCTATTACAGCTACGGCAAACCATCCACCAGATAATCCGAATAATTTGCCTAGCCCACTCCACACAGTGGCCAGATCTTTAACCCCAGCGGTGATCTTAGTAACGGAACTCATAAGCGTTCCTATGACAACCAAAGCTGGTCCGATTACTGCAGCTATACCAGCGAGTGTAATAATCCAGTTCTTAGTGCCTTGATCCAGAGAATCCCACCAACCTTTAAAACTCTTCAAAGCATCAATCGCCATTTCAAAGAAAGGTAATAAGCTGATTTGGACGGATTCACCTACGTCTGCTAAAGCGAATTTTGCATTGTTCATCGCACGATTAGCAGCGTCAATAGGATCTTCCGTTTCTGCAAATGTATCAGCCACTGCACCGCCGCTTTCTTTTGCTACTTTTGCTAAATCATCCAAGGTGAACGTTCCTCGTTTGATTGCGTCAACCATTTTATCTGACCCTTTTCCAAATACTTCATTAGCAATTCTCAAAGCTTCTGTTTCGTCTTTTGCATTCAGTATTGAATCGATTGTTCCCTTTAATCCGTCTTGTAACGATAGATTGTCTTTGGCGTATACAACTGAAGCTTTAGACATTTTGCTTAACATTGTGCTTGAGTCAACCCCAGCTTGCTCAAATTTACCAATTAAGGTCACCCCTTCATCGAAACTCAATCCTAATTGTTTGATTTGAGGTGCACCATCAATCGCCTTCTTCATAAGGTCATCAACTGATTGTCCTGTGTTCTGGGAAGTTTTGGTAGTAACATCCAATACATCGTTTAAATCATCGTAGGATAGTTCATAAGCTTCGATCGATTGTCTAGCATAAATTGCTGCTTGAGAGACATCAGTATTATTGATATCGGCATATTTCAATAGGTAATCTGTCGAATCTTCCAGTTTCTTATCCATGAACCCAAATTGAGTATTGACTTCACCAATCGCTTCTCCGACTGTTTGTAGTTCTAAGTGAGTGTTTGAGCCAACATTTTCAAATGAGGTAGATAAACGATCAGCAACATCGCCTGTTGCTCCAGTTTTAGTTATGATCGTATCTAACGCTTCATCAACTTCTGAGAATGCAGCTAACCCAGCAGCCCCAACTGCCAGAATTGGTGCTGTAACGCCTATAGTCATTTTCTTGCCAACGCCCGCAACTTTTTCGCCAGCTTCTTCAATTTTTTGTAACTTTTTGGCTGTATCAATAGATACATCACCTTGTTCTTTTAACGCTTCATTCGTTTCATCCAAAGCGGCCTTTAATTTATTTTGTCCCGTTTCGGATTCAAGCATCTTCTTATAAAGTTTTTCAGATTCTGCTGAATACTTGCCGGTTTCTTCAACCGATTTTTCATATTGTTCCCGCAAAAGTTGAGTACGCTTTTCAGCAAGCGTCAACTGGGTTTCTAATTTCTTTTTGGTAACTGTCAACTTCTCAGTTGCAGTCGCATTTTTATCCATAGCAGACATCTGATTGTTGAATTCAGTTGCTGCTAAGTTCATTTCACGATTGATCCCCTTGATTGTTTTAGAATAATTGACTTCTCCATTCGTCTTGAAATTCAAGACAACATCGGTTTCTCTTACACTTCCTGCCATATTCTACTCTCATCTCCTTTGCATTTTCTGTCTTCTGATTGCAAGAAATTCGTCTTGCCTATTCTTCATTTCTTGTATTAATTTATCGTATTTCACACCATCTACTTCATCTCTATCTTGAAATTCATTTATTAGGAACTCACAAATTTCCATTCTTTTAGAAAGCAAAGAAAAATAGCTTTTAATATACTCTCGATTAGAACTGTTCTTCTTCTGGATCAGCCTTATTTCTCGCTCGATCGCTTTTAACTTCCGAAGCAATTCTTTAAAATTAGAAATCGTTTCAAAAGATTTCCCTAAGTCAGTTTTTACTGTGTGTTGATACCAAATGTTATCCGCCTTATCCCGCAAAAATTCTAATCTTTCCATTTTTAACACCTCACCTCCGACTCATTACAACGAATAAGTCATTTTCCTTTTCTTTCATTTCGCCCATTAAATTATCAAATTCCAAAGCATTTATTTCTTGGTTATTGTCAAATTTACTTACCAGGTACTTACATACTTCAATACGCTTAGCAGCTAAACTTCGCAAGGCCTTAAGATATTTTTTATTGACGATTTTTTGTTTACGAATTAATAGAAAATCTTTATCCAACTCCTTAATTTTGCCGACCAATTTTTTTAAGGTTATGGATGTATCTGAAGGATTATCAAAATCGGTTCTCAAAGTATATCTTTCCCAGATGTTGTCCAATCGTTCGTGTAGATTCTCTAAATTTTTCATTTTATTTACTCCTTTTCGTATGTTTTTGCATCGAATAAAATCTTATTTTCTATTGATGCAATAGCTTTATCTAGTATTAAAGGGGGTTACCCCCCCTTTTGTTTTTGAAATTTTGAAAAAAACGATGCGCGTAACTCCCTCTGACCTATCTCCCGGCGAACAAAAATTTTCTAAATCGATAGGGGGGATAGTTGATTTTTTATTTTCAATCCAACGCAAAATTTATTTTGTCTAATAAAATTTTTCTTTTATCATTAATGATCACTGCGCTTGTATTTATATAAGCTGGCTTGTGAACAAAGCTTATTTCTCTTAGTTCAGCCTTCGTAACTATTCGGTACTTTACACCATCGACTTCTAAAAATTCACTCTTTGCATTTTTAAATCCAATGGATACATTCTTTATATACCCTCGTTTTAATTCCTCAAGCACTGTGTTACCTAGCGGACTGGATGGCAATTCAACTGAATAATATAAGCCAGTATCATCACACAACAGATTGAATCCATCCGATCCTCTCCAAGTAATAACCTTGTTTTTGTCATGGGCATACAATAGCGCTTGATCATGTTTTCTTACAGAATCTATTAAACTCTTTGGCCTAAACATTTCTCTAAAATATTCTTTTCTTGACTTGCTATACAATTCGTTTGAAACGTCATTCCATTTAATTGCATATCCGCTAACCACCCTTGATTCAACATTCATGAGACATCAACCTAACTGATCTAACGAATTTTATGATATTCTGTTGCATTAGATTTCAAATCAATATCTGATTTATATTCCGGTAGCTTCCCCATTTTTCTTTCGTAGTTAGTTACGTTTCGATTAAATGGTATTCTAGATCCTTTGTGTTTCAGGTCATAATCATGTTTTTCAATTTGAGCTTCAAAATTTATAAGATCTTTTTTATACTGATCTCTTTCAATCAAAAGGCTTTTAAACTTCTTAATCGATTCAATATACACGTCTTGTAATATTCTTGCTTCTTTTTCAACTTCGTAAATTACCTTGTCAAAATTATCCAGATTAGATGCTGCTTCTTCGAAAATATCAGAAAAATTAATGTTGTCTTTAAATTCCAAGTTTTGTAAATTGGATATTTTCTTTCTGATCAAATCTGCCTTCACACGTTTTTGAACAATCTTAGTTTCAAGTGACTCTTCGTTTTTTTTGAAGAAATTACCAAAGTTGATTCTAGCTTTGTCACTT